CGTACATTTAGAAATATTATCAAGTACGGAGATCAATTTTTTATCAGAGATCCGGAAACATGGGAATTATATTATGTAAATCCTGTAGATGTTACTAAAGTAATTGTTAACGAAGCGGAAGGTAAAGCGCCTGAGCAGTATGTTGTTAAAAATATAGATTTAAACATGCAAAACAAAACTGTAAGTAAGCCTGTACAGCATAGTCAGACATACGGAACAGTTAACAGTATGATGCGTGGACAAGCAATGGACCGAGGTGCTTACGGCGCAGGTGCATCAGATTACAGTAATTCTATGGGAAACATACAAGAATACAATGTTGATGCATCGCATATTGTACACACCGCACTAACAGAAGGAATGGATAGTGATTATCCATTTGGTTCAAGTATTCTCGATCCGATCTTTAAAACCTATAAACAAAAAGAACTTCTTGAAGATAGTATTATCATTTATCGTGTGCAACGTGCACCAGAACGCAGAGTGTTCTACGTTGATGTGGGTAACATGCCAGCAAACAAAGCAATGGGTTTTGTTGAACGTGTAAAAAATGAAATTCACCAAAAGCGCATCCCAAGTAAAACTGGTGGCGGCACAACTATTATGGATGCTGCATATAATCCGTTGAGTATTATGGAAGACTACTTTTTTGCACAAACTGCAGAAGGTAGAGGTTCAAAAGTTGAAGTACTACCGGGAGGTGAAAACTTAGGTCAAATTGACGACTTGCGTTACTTTACAAATAAAATGCTAAGAGCATTGCGTGTTCCTAGCAGTTATTTGCCTACCGGTCCAGATGACGGTACATCGACATATGTCGATGGTAGAGTAGGCACTGCATTTATTCAAGAATATAGATTTAATCAATATTGCAAGAGATTACAAACTATTGTTTCTCCGGTATTTGATAAAGAATTCAAACTGTTTATGAAAAACAGAGGTATTAATTTAGACACAAGCGTATTTGAAATTAAATTTGTTGAACCGCAAAGTTTCAGCGAGTATAAAGAAATTGAAGTTCATGCTGCTCGTGCCAATGTCTTTAGTGGTCTTGAAGGTGTTCCTTATATGAGCAGACGATTTATGTTGAAAAAATATCTAGGATTAACTGAAGACGAAATTTTAGAAAATGAACGTATGTGGGAAGAAGAGAATCAATCCGGAACTACAGTCGATAGTGATAGTATGCCAGGACTTGGAAATGTTGGTGTACGTGGGTTTGATTTAGATACATCGATTGCACCAGATACTGATTCTATGGCAGACGATGTAGACAGCGATGAAGGATCACCTATTAGCGGTTCAGAAAATGCATCTACTCCCGATACAGAACCTGGAGGAACAACAAATGCGCAGTGATGAATTTTTAAAAGAAAATTATAATCCAGAAGATGACGATTTTAATAATCGTAAGATAGACGATGTAAGACGTAGTAGATTAACACTAAAACATATTAACAGATTACGTAAACAACGTGAAATTCATAACGCAGAACATGCATCTAGAATGTCTAGAGTACAAAAAATTTACCAAACTTCTTCGGGAGAATAAGTGTAAAAACTACTTATCAATGACGTTTTGTCAAAAAGTACCGTTTTTACACCCTTTTTACCAGGTAAAACGTCTTGGTTACTAAATAATAATTGTAAACCAGTCATGGTAAGCCTGAAAATATTTTAAGGAGATATAAAAATGAGCAATCACAAGGATTCACTAGTTAAAGTCCTTGAGTATCTTGTAAATGAAGAACGTGAGAAGGCAGCTGATCTTCTTCACGATGTTTTTGTTGAGAAAGCAAAAAATCATTGGGCAGCACTAAGCGAAAGCGACGAAAGTGTTGAAGAAGATATTCAAGACGAAGATTTAGACGAAACAATCGAAGTCGACGAAGTAGAAGAAGCTATCGATAATTACGATGCAGAAGAAGATTTTTTAAATGATATCGAAACTGCAGAAGACGAAATCGAAAGTGAAGAAATTTACGACGACGAAGATATGGATGCAGATGACGCAGAAATGGACATGGCAATGGACATGGACGACGAAGGCGATGAAGCACCAGAAGAAGAAGCAGAAGAAGCAATGGCAAATGTTGAAGATGCAATTGCAGAACTACGTGCAGCATTTGCGGACCTAATGGGCGACGAAGCAGCAGACGACGAAGAAGCAGAAGAAGAGCCAGAAATGGAAGAAGTTGCTTTTGAATCAGATGATGCAGAAGAAGTCGAAGGTCTAGAAGAAGGCGCAGAACTAAACGCAGTTAATGTATCACACACAGACGGTTCAGACAATGGTAAATCACCAGTTGGACCAGGCGAAGATATGGGCGGCGAAGCAGTAGATATTGCAGGTTCAGAAGAAAAAGGCGGCAGTGCACCAGCAGCTAAAGATATGGGCGTAACAGGTCCACAAGAAGCAGGTGATCCGAAGCCAGCGCCAGCACCAAAAAGAGAAATGAAGTAAGTTATGTATAAGTCATTACAAGAGCACCTAACATTCAATCAAGCAAATATTGTTACCGAAGCTATCGATGAAGCTAACGGCGGTAAGAGCTTGTATATGAAAGGTATCTTTATCGAAGGCGATGTACGTAACCAAAACAACAGAATTTATCCTAAAGATGAAATTCATAATGCTGTTAGAGCAATTAATGAAAAAATCAAAAAAGGATATAGTGTATTAGGCGAAGCTGATCACCCGGATGACCTTCAAATCAATCTAGATCGTGTATCACACATGATTACAGAAATGGATATTGATGGTAATAACGGTATCGGCAAACTTAAAATTCTACCAACCCCAATGGGAAACATTTGTAAAACCTTATTGGAAAGTGGAGTTAAATTAGGCGTGTCTAGTAGAGGCAGCGGCAACGTAAATGAAAGCGGTCATGTGAAAGATTTTGAGATCATTACTGTAGACATTGTTGCCAATCCGAGTGCTCCGGATGCTTACCCTGATCCAATCTATGAAAGAGTTATGAATCATAGAAGGGGTAATGTATTAATGGATGTTGCTTCTGCAGTTAAGCACGACGACAGAGCACAGCGTTACCTACAAGAAGAGGTAACACAATTTATAAACAACCTAAAGTATAGGAGAGATTAATATGGCTCACTCAATAGATGAACTATTAAGCTCAGGTGCGCTCTCCGAAGAGGTTAGATCTTCGATCAGTGAAGCATGGGAAACCAAGCAAACTGAACTACGTGAAGAAGTTGCAGCAGAACTACGTGAAGAATTTGCAGAGCGTTATGAAAATGACAAAGCGCAAATCGTAGAAGCAATGGACACAATGATTGGCGAAGTTATTGCAAAAGAACTCGAAGAGTTCCAAGCAGACAAAGCTAAAGTAGCAGAAGATCGTGTTGCGTATCGCAAGCACATGAAAGAACACGCTGTTGTTCTGGACGAGTTTGTGATGGAAACACTTCGCAAAGAAATTAATGAACTTCGCGAAGACCGTGAGGCACAAGACAAGAACATGGTCCAATTAGAGGGCTTTGTACTTGAACAACTTACTAAAGAGCTCAACGAGTTTCATGAAGACAAACGCTCACTAGTTGAAGCAAAAGTCAAAATGATCAAAGAAGGCAAAGAAGTTATTGAGCAGACTAAACGTAAGTTCATTGAAAATGCTGCAACTAAAGTTGAAAGTATTCTTGAAAATACTATCAAGAATGAACTAACAACACTTAAAGAAGACATCCAAGTTGCTAAAGAAAACACATTTGGACGTAAGATTTTTGAAACATTTGCAGCAGAGTTTATGAGCAGCTACCTAAATGAAGGTACTGAAGTTGCAAAACTAAACAAAGCAATGGACAATCTAAAGTCACAGCTTGATGAAGCAAACAAAGCCGTAGCAGAGAAAGAAGTTCAGCTAACTGAATCAACACGTAAAGCACGTGTTGCTGAAGATATAGCAGAGCGTAAGCTAATCATGAATGAAATGATGGCACCGCTTTCAAAGCAACAAAAAGAAATCATGGGTGCATTACTTGAATCTACTAAGACAGCAGATCTTCAAGGAGCATTCAACAAGTATCTACCATCAGTATTGAAGGAAGATGCAAAACCACAAAAAACTAAGAAGGTACTTAGTGAAAGTTCGAAAGAAATCACTGGTGGAAAAGCAAATGTAGCAGAAGCTGCAGTTGATACTAACATTGTTAACCTTCGTAAATTAGCCGGTATAAGTTAAGGAGACCGAAAATGGCAGACAATCTATTCGAAAATTGGTCAGCTACCAAAGACGCACTAACAGACGGTCTATCTGGAACAAAAAAGAAAGTAATGGAAACAACACTTGAAAACACTAGAAACTATCTTGCAGAATCTGCAAGTACTGGTGCAACAAGTGCAGGCAACATTGCAACTCTTAACAAAGTTATTCTTCCAGTAATTCGTCGTGTTATGCCAACAGTTATCGCTAACGAGATCGTTGGTGTTCAGCCTATGACAGGCCCTGTTGGTCAAATCCACACACTACGTGTACGTTATGCAGAAACTGCAGCAGGTGTAAACGCAGGTGATGAAGCACTAAGTCCATTCGCAATTGCAAATGGTTACTCAGGTAACGCATCAACTGGTGTTGCAGATGCAACTAGCGCACTAGAAGGTGAAGCTGGTAAAAAAATGAGCATTCAAGTTCTAAAGCAAACTGTTGAAGCAAAAACACGTAAGCTATCAGCACGTTGGACATTTGAAGCAGCTCAAGATGCAAATGCAATGCATGGTCTAGACGTTGAAGCAGAAATCATGCAAGCACTTGCACAAGAGATCACTGCAGAAATTGACCAAGAGATCATTGGATCGCTAACAAGCCTAGCAGGCGCAGCAGCTGACACATACAACCAAGCAGGTGTAAGTGGTACAGCAACTTTCGTTGGTGACGAACATGCAGCACTAGCAGTTCTAATCAACAAAAATGCAAACACAATTGCAGCACGTACACGTCGTGGCGCAGGTAACTGGGCAGTTGTTTCACCAACAATGCTAACAGTACTACAAAGTGCAACAACTTCAGCGTTCGCAAGAACAACTGAAGGTCCATTTGAAGCACCAACAAACACAAAATTCGTTGGTACACTAAATGGTACAATGCGTGTATACGTAAACCAGTATGCAGCAAATGATGACGTACTAGTAGGTTATAAAGGTTCAACAGAAACAGACGCAGCAGCGTTCTATTGCCCATATATCCCACTAATGTCAAGCGGTACAGTACTAGACCCACAAACATTCGAGCCAGTAGTAAGCTTCATGACTCGTTACGGTTATGTGGAACTAAGCAACCAAGCATCATCGCTTGGTAACGCAGCAGACTACCTAAGCAAAATCGCAGTTAACAGCAACAACTTGAGCTTCAGCTAAGATTTTACTTAATAAAAGCACAAAACAGGACCTTCGGGTCCTGTTTTTTTATGACTATAACAAATAAATATGTGTAACACGGAGATAAAAATATGACTGAGACGAGATTTCCAAATGGCATCAAAGGTGGCAACGGCACCGACTTAGAATTAAAAAGCGATACAGATATCGCACTGTATCCAATTGATAATATTTGGATCAGTCAAGGAACTAAACTTATTTTTGAAGGCACTATTCCAGATGACTTTGAAGTAAAACTTCAAGCAACATCAGTAACAGCAGACAGGGATATTATATTTCCTGATCTAAGTGGTACACTAACATTATTAGAAGGAAATCAGGAATTCACTGATGGTACTAAAACGTTTACCACTTCAAGTCCGCTTAGTTATCCCAGTTTTTCTTCTCCGCTTGTTGTTAATAATGATTCAAGTGATACTGTTGCGTTTAGTATGAATGTTGTTGGAAACAACATAAGCATTATAAATGATAACGGAAACTTCAGATTAAGAAGTAATAACACAGAAGTTTTCAGTATCGATGGAACCGGCACAGTAACCGCTACAGCTTTTGTTGGCGATGGTAGCGGATTAACAGGTATTTCAGGATCTGGTGGTTCTGGTATTACTGAATTATTAAGTGACACAAGTCCACAATTAGGCGGCAATTTAGATCTTAATGGAAACGATATTACAGGCACAGGAAATATAAACATTTCCGGAGACATTACATCTACGTCGGCTGGTACTCCGACATTAACTAGTTCTGCAGACATAAATTTACAAGCAGGCACAGGTGTAACAGATAGAGTAGCAGTTACACAAAGTCCAATTAAACTTGCTAGTTTTACAACTGCAGAACGTGATGCAAAAACTAGCGAAAATGGCGACATGATTTACAATTCAGATACAAATAAATTCCAAGGTTATGCAAATGGCATTTGGGTAGACTTACATTAATAGGATAACCAATGACTGAAAAATACTATACACTATCTACATACAATACAGATCAATATATTGAAATTCATAATGAATTGTGTACATCTGAAATAACACCGGATACTATTCCAGATAGAGAGTGTATTTGTACAAATGATTTCGAACATAGTCCAACAAGAGGCGAGTTTTTGCTCACTGATGAAGAAGCCCAACTATTAAGTACAGATTCTAGAATCAAGTTAATTAACAAAAGTCCAGACAAATATCCAGATGAATTTATGCCACCGTGGGAAGATTTACACTGTGCAACAACCGGAGTACTAACTGACAGATGGAGTAACCCATACTTCAATTATCAAATATGGTACGAATCTAGCGTTAATCCTGAATTCAATGTTAGAGAACCAACTATTAACCGAAATAGTAGTCAGTTATACAGGATGTTAACAAAACAAAATCCATGGAAAACAAATAGTACAAACGATACAATTCCTATTAGTGCAAAAATTCAACAAAAAGGTGCAGGCGAAAATGTTGATATTATTTGCGCAGACAATGCAACATGGATAGGACACACAGAATTTATCAACAGAGATGTTCCTAACGCTGTAAATCCAGATGACTACATCGGAGGAAATGTACTTCCTGGTGATGGATATTGTGATTGTTTGGACGTAGTATTAGATAGTCCTTATTATATTGATCCAGACTGGTTCGATGCTGATCCTGCAAATAGATTAAC